GCCACCAGCCGGAGCCGATCACCGGAGTTCCCCTCCTGACGTTCGAGGACGGGAAAGAGTTCCGCGCGGGCGGTGAAGTGGTGAAGAACGCTCTGATCGAAGCTCGCCCCCCTATAGGGGCTAAGCTGTTCTTGCGCCGAAACGGTAAGCCTCAGGGTAAGCCTTGGGTCGACTGGACGGTCACTGTGCTGTCGGAGCCGGGGAACGCAGACCCGTGGGGTCCGACTCCGGACGCTTACCGCGAGAAGAACTCCAGCTCGTTGACCGACGAACCCCCGTTCTGAACCTAGACCGCCCGGCCCTTCGGGGCCGGGCTTGGAGGTAGAAAGTGCCACCTATGATCTCGGTCTTCCGCTCCTACGGGCAACCCTGGGAGATCAAAGTGGATGGCCGGTTCGAGATTATGTCACATGACTTCAACTCGGTTATGGCCCGGGTAGGCGAGCTGGTTTTGTCTCATCGGGGTATCGCCACCGTCTCTATCACCGACGACTACACGAACTCATCCCGGAGGGCTTCGTAACATGACCGTAGCGTTCGGCCCCGAATACCTCTGGTTCGATTTGGAAACACACTCTGTGACCGAACGTTACGGTATGTCCCCTCGTGAGTACTTCCGACTCGGAGGGTATTCGTGGGGTGATTCCGACGAGGTCACGATCACCGAAGATTACGATGAGATGGTCGACATCATTCGCTCGGCCGGGGTGGTGGTCGCGCATAACGGGCATGCGTTCGATCTCAGCGTGTTGTTCGGTCGAGACTCCGATGAGCCTCTTCAGATGTCTCGCGACCAACGGGTTCTCGACACGTTTATCCACGCGACCCTAGCCAACCCAGCCCCCGAGGGGCTGTACACAGGGCGCAAAGGGCCTCGACGCTGTAAGAACGTAGGCGAGTACCGAAAGTGGTACTCGCTGGATAACCAAGCGTTTCAGCTCGGGGTTGAGGGTAAGTCCACCGACCTCTCGGAACTCGCCGATGAGTACGGTACTTACCGACCGCAGATGGTCGGACCAGATGGCGAACCCGCTGTGTACAAGTCCGGCCCTCGGAAAGGTGAACCTAAGCTCGCTACCACGCGCAAGCCGATCGAGGGGGTGTGCTGCGGTTACGGGGCTATCCCTCTCGACCTACCCGAGTTTCGGAGCTACTTGGAACAAGACGTTCGGTGTCTCCGCGAAGTAGCTCGCGGGTTGATAGAACGACATCCGATGAACCACTACGCGTGGCGAGAGCAGGTCAAAGCAGGCATCGACGCTCAGATCTCGCGCAACGGGTTTCGACTCGACCACGAAGCGGCTAACGACCGCGTCCAGAGTATGGCTGAAGCCTACGCTCATAACTTAAACGACCTCCACGAGCGATTCGGACTGCCTCTCCACGGTAAGAAGCCCCTAGCTTCTAAAGAGGGCAAAGCCGCCCTGCTGCTGGCTCTCAAGTCGGTAGGCGTGAAAGAGATGGACCTAGAGCGCACCCCGACGGGTGCCCCCAGCTTCGGTGGGGATTCGATCAGGAAGGCTTGTGGCTGGACCGAGGTGGACGGAGTTTGGGTCCGAGACGAGGATGCTCGATCAGACGCCCTTGAGTTGGCGGAGCTGGTAGCCACCCTCGCGGGGCAACGAAGTCTGCCAGAGCTTGCCCTAGCCTCTGTACACCCAGACGGTTGGGTTCACCCTTCGATCTGGCCTGGACAGCGCTCGGGCCGGAAGTCGACGACCGAACCCGGACTTACGGTGTGGGACGACAGCCACAAAGACTACTGGCTAGCGGACAACGACGATGAGGTCTTGATCGAGATTGATGCTTCGAACGCTGATGCCCGCTGCGTAGCAGCCGAGTCCGGAGACCGGAACTTCGCTATCCGGTTCCAACCCGGGCAGGATGGCCACATGCTCAACGCCGCAGCCGTATGGGGGGCTGAGCGTGCTGAAGCCGAGCGCGAGGTCTTGAGGCCGAGAGCGAAGGCTGGGGGCCACGCGTGGGGATACCGAGTCCAACCGGCCAAGCTGTCTAAGACGCTGGGTATCTCGTTCCCAGAGGCTAAGAAGTTCCTAGACGGGTTGAACCGAGCGTATCCAGAAGTCGTCCGCTGGCAAGAGGCTATGTCGAAGCAAGGGGCTGACCACGGGTTCGTGATGAACGACTGGGGGAGGCGTATGGTCATCACCGGGTCTACGTTCACCCAGCCCCCGGCCCTCGTCGGGCAGTCGTCGACGAACGAGATCATAGCCGATGGCTTGATCAACCTACCCAACCGGTACGTGCGTATGATCAAGATCACCAACCACGATGCTGTCCTCCTGAGCATGCCTCGTGCTACTCTAGACCGGGATCTGGCGTTCGTGCTAAGGTGCTTCACCAGGAGTTGGAAGCCGGAGGGACACGGTCAGAAGATCGAGTTCCCGTTTGGTCACGGCCCTCCGGGCCGGACTTGGAAGGAGTGTGCGCATTGATGATCGCACAACCAGGGGACTACGTATTCGCGCGAGACTGGTGGTCAGGTCAAGTTCGATCGGGTATACTTGAGTCGTTCGAAACGGGTGACGATGGCTGGATTTGGGTGGGCGGTTACAACGTAGACCCGGATACACTGCGATTCCGCAGTGCGGATGTCCCTGTTATGCAACCCGGGTTTCTGCAGACACCCGGGTCGGTAAAGGATGAGACGACACCTCGTCAGGAGATTTTGGACGAGGCTTCGAAGTTGGTTCACGGTGATCGCAACGCTAGCTACGGCTCGCCAACCCAAAACTTCGAGAACACAGCTGCGTTGCTCAACGTGCAACTCGGGCACAAGCTGAAAGAGTCCCTCACCGCTACTGATATCGCGCTCGTGATGATCCAACTCAAAATGGCTAGGATCATCGCATCACCCAAGCGCGATAATTGGGCTGACATCATCGGCTACGCAGCGTGCGGATTCGAGACGGATGAGGCATCTCATGGTGGATAAAAAATCTCTAGCCGTCGAGCTATACGGGGTAGACGGCATCTTCAGCAACATGATGGCGGTTACCGTCCAGCCCATCTTTTCGTTGAAAGACGATGCGCATTGTTACTGCCAGAGCGGTAACCCGGATTTTTGCTTGGTGGGCAGCGTCCAGCACGTACCCCAAGGAGAGCCTTCCCCGTACTCTTGGCTAGGGGGTTGATGAACCTATGTCCGATTTCCAACAGCCTCCTCCTCTGGGCGACCTGAAGTGGGCGGGCATCGATCTGGACGGCACGCTAGCCGAACCCCGGTGGACGCCTAACAACCCGACATCGGAGATCGGCCCTCCGATCCTGGAGAACGTGAACAAAGCGATAGCTCTCCACGATGCGGGGTGGAAGATTGTTATCCACACATCTCGCGGGTGGACCGACTACCAAGCGATCGAGGCTTGGTGCGAGTATCACGGGATCCCTATCCGCTCGATCATCTGCGGCAAGGGCCTGTTCGGGGTTATGATCGACGACCGGAACGTGGACATAGATTCACCCGACTGGAGCGACCCTCAGGGCGCGGTTGAAGCCGCGTACGAGCGGGGGTTCTCGGACGGTTGGGACGAACGTAACGACACCCGGAGAAAGGACTGGCTGTGAACGAAGACACCAAACACGTCTGTACGCACGGCGGCCTCTGTGACAAATACGGTTGCCCGGACGACCCGAATTGGAAGGGGGATAGGCGGTGAGCGTACGCGTATGGGCGCACCCGGACGACGACTCCCTGCTAATCCAGTTCGATGACTACACCATTTACGAAATCCCGGACGGGTTCACATCCCTGAGTGAGCAGAAAGACCAGACGGTGGGCGAACCCTGGGTTGAGCTGGTCCCTGAGAACACCACCCCAACTCCGCCCTGGACCGGACGGTGGCCCTTGCCGGGCCAGAGATGAGCACTCTCCGGCCTTACCAAATCGAAGCGGTGATAGGTGATGAACGAGTTCGTGATCGCTTTTGTGTTCCTGTTGCTGTCCGGCTCAGCGGGGCTGCTCATCCGAAGCGTGGACCCAACGTGGCGGAAGGCCGTAGGCGGGGTCGGCAACATGTTCTTCGGTGTCGTGCTCTCGGCCTTGCTGTTCGGGTTCGTTATCCAAATCGGGTTTTGGGTCTTGCGGGCAGCTCACTTCCTAGGGTAGGTCATGGGAAAAGGTAAAGACAAAGATGACCAGTCAAAAGACGACGCTAAAGACGAGGGAACGATTCGAAGGCTCCGAGAGGAAAATGAGCAGGCTTACTGCACCGATTGTAACGTGTGGTACAGCGTCAAAAGGGAGTCTTCGAAGCACGCTCACTAGCACAGACCCGAGAATCCCCCCTCGCTGTCCTAGCTGTGGGAAGAACCCTTGCGCTTGCCCTCTTAGGTAACAGCTTAGTAACGGCCCCCAACCGTGTGGCTAGGGGCCGTGCTATTCTTTCGGCATGAACCAGTACATTTCTCTTTGGCCGTCGGTATGAACCAGTACGAATACTACGCGCTAGCGGTCGCATACGCGTGGGGAGACGACGACTACAATGCGGGTTGCGCTTTCTACCTAGACGGAGGCCGGACCAAGATCCACGGGGTCAAGGTGAGTACTTTGTTTGATCAAGGATATGAAGAAGCTCGTGATCGGTTTTCGGTATCTGAGCTCTAATTTCGAACACGAAAAAGCCCCCAAGCTCTTGTGTGAGCTTGGGGGCTTTTTCGTACTCACCGGTTGATCGCCAGCGCGTGGGCGGTGTCAGAGAGCCTCCACAACCCCATATTTGACCGTGTACGTACCGAGCGAACAAGCGCAGGACACACCGATGAACCAAGCTGCGTTTGTGTTCACAGTAGCGAGGGTTTCAGCAGCTGTAGTTTCGCCCAGGAGGGCTGAAGTAGCGACCGTATCCCCCGCTGCACCAACCGTACCTGAAGAACCGATCGTCACGATCTGAACGACCGCTTCGAACATAGCCCAAGCGTTGGCCGCTTGAGCGGCAGACGTGGTGTCGGTGAAGACCGTAGCGTCTGATATCGTACCCGCAGCACCCGCGTGGATCTTAAAGGTCAACGTGCCGGTAGAAGACGACTGACCCCATACCGTGACCCGGTACGTCTTGCCGACCGAGACGGCGTTAGCCGGAACCCGAGCGTTGAACAACTGGGTGTCGGTCGTCGAGGAGGTGACTCCACCCCGGTTGGTGGCGATAGCTCCGGTTATGTAGTGACCGGTGTTGTCTTTGAAGATCTTCAGGTCGGCAGTGGCTACGGTTGAGTTATCCGTTGCGGTCGTCGTATTCCCGACGAGGCTGTTTCCCGTGACTATAACCGAACCGAAAGTGAACGAACCGGCGTTCAACAAAATCCCGACCGTGTTCCCAGTCGTGAAGTTGTTCGTAGGGCCTATGGTGCAATCTTGGACCGAAATCTTAGTGTAACCGGCGGATACGATGGGTGTCGCTTGAATACCGTTTGTGAACCCGGATATACGGGACGACTGGACGGTCACGCCCTGAGCACCCGAAATCAGGAACCCGTTAGACGTACCTGTGGTCCCGTTCGGATACAGGTCGCAGTCCACGAAGTCGATGCCATCAGCGGCTGCTGTAGCTGTTCCCGCAGCCCCCGTACCTGTGGATGCGATCTCCACAGCGGAGCCACCGGATACGTTCCCGGTTGTGATACCGCACTGAACGAACTTGACTCGGTTGACAACGTTAGCTCCGGTGATCTTGACCGTCGACCCGCCGGACTGGTCGAAGAACGTGTTCGACACGAACACAGCTGCGATAGACTGAGACCCGCCACCAGAAGCGTTCAGAAGAAACGAGTTCGCTCCACCGATGATGTCGCATCCAACGATTTGGACGGCACCTGATTGATTGATATCGATGCAGGCGGTACCCGCGATGGCCGCAGACCCCGCACCGAAGTTGATCGTGGTGTTTGAGATGACGCAGTTGCACGTAGCCCCATCGATCTTGATACCCCGGCCGTTGACCGGTGGACCGGTGATGTTCAGATCATCGAAGACCGACGCGTTTCCCGCCAGGTTTCCGGAGGCGTAGACCGAATAGAACATCCCGACGAACGAGCATTGTTTGACGTCGGAGCCGTAGGCGGAGGCGTTGTTAAGGAAGATGGCCGCACCCGCTGTTTTGGTCACCGACGCTCGGAACCCTAGGTTGTCAAACGTGTTATACGCAGCCGCCGCACTCATGTTGAAAGTGTTCATAGCAGCCGATGTAGCTTGGATCAACGAACGTTGTTCACCGTCTCCGGTGATCCGGATCTGTTTGTTAGCGTTGATCGCAAGCTCTGTGGCACAGTTGTAGGTACCCGAGGGGAAGTAGACGGTTGCGTTAACCGGGAGCAAGGAGTACAGCGTGTTCCACGCTGAGACGTTGTCGGTAGACCCGTCACCAACCAGGCCGTAGTTGGTGACGTCGAACCAAGCTGCGTTAGAAGCGAAGAAGTGCTTTCGGCTTGCTGTGTCCAGGTATGATGGCGCCCCGTTGGAGTCGAAGTAGAACGCCCGACGGCCTAAGGCCGGAGTGGCGGGGGCGGCGTCAACGGCGAGATCGATCTGAGCCATTAGAGACTCCCTACTCTCCCGTCAATGACGAGTCGTCCATCTATCGTGGTCTTGTTGTGAACGGTCGTCAAACGCCCAGAGGGCACGTACTCGGTAACCCCGGAGGGCACGGAGTAAAACCCGCCCAGAGAAGACACAAAGCCGAAGTCCGCCACTGTGTATTGCTCGGAGATGCGTCCCGCGTGTTTGATGCTCATTCGATGACAGCCGTGAAGAACGAGGATGTGGGTGCGACCGCGAACCCAAGAGTGACCGTAGTCGTTGTACGAGCGGTGACGTCTGGGATCCACGCGTTACCAGCGGTCGTCTCGTACAACACAACCTGGACGTTTTTGTTGGTCAACCCGTGGGTTAGCACATACGACAGAGACGACCCGTCTCCGACCGTAGTTGAGTATCGGGTCGCGGTGACCGCGTAGTCGACGCCTATGGTATCCGCAGCCACCGTAATGCCGGTAGTCGCGCCTACGTTCAGCACGCCCGCCGAAGCCGTCAGACCAGAGCCCGCAGCCGCATCCGCAATCTTGACCCCGGAAGACGAGACATCGATCGAAGACCCGTTGGCCAGAACCGAGAAGGTTGTGGTACCTGTCAGACCGTTACCTGCGGTATACACGTTTCCAGCGCCGAACTGGGCGAAGACCAAGTTCGTAGTTCCGACGGTCGGGTCATCAGCCGTCTGCGTCCAGCTCGTGTCCTTGTTGACCGTACCTTTGACCACAGACACCGTAGCCGATTGAAGACCGGATGTGGTGTTCGCGTCTACCGCACGCGTCGGAGCCCCGGAGACGGCGACCACATACAGACCATTCTCGGTCTGGGTGGTCTGGTTCTTCAGTAGGATACGGTCTCCTGTGACCAGGGTGTACCCATCGATAGTCTGACTGTTAGCAAACGCAGTGGCTAGTGCACCGTTAGCCGTTGTGGCTACAACCACTTCTTTCTTCCACGCGAGCCCGGCCGCGATGTTGTCGACGTACGCTTTGGTGGCCACATCCTGAGCCGCTGAAGGGTCCGCGACGGATACGATTCTCTGAGCTTGCAGGTCTAGGCCGTTAGCTACCTTAGTTGCCATCAGCTACACACAACCTTCCCGATGACGGGTGATGGGAATTGGACGTACACGACGTCTGTGCTGATGTGCTCTACGTCGGCTATCTGGGCTACACCGGACGGATCTACATACGAGACGTTTGGGTAGCGGTGCAAGTTGTGGTTTACGGTCCACGCGGACAGCGGACTTGACTGGGTGAACGTAAAACCCCCGCCGTCTGGGCCGGGTGGCCCGGCAGGGCCTTGGGGACCGGGGGCTGAGATGACGAGTCGCTCGGTATCCCTGACCGTGATCACGGTGTGACTCGGGTGACCGTAGAGCGGACCTGAGCGGTACCGTAGAGGATTTTGTCTCGGACGCCGGATGCGCTTTCGACCAGAAGGTCATACGCGTATACGCCAGCGACCAAAGTCGCGGTAACCTCGTCATCCAGAGTCACGTTGATGACGCCTGTAGCGTCTAGCGATTGGATATGCTGACCGGTGGTTAGGTGAGCCGAATCGAAAGTGAAAGCGGCGAGAACAGTATCGGCTGTTGGCCTAAGCTGGAACAAAACCCGGTATCCGGTCAGGTTGATCGGGGTGCCGTCCGGGTTTGTCCAAGTGATCTGAGTTCTGAAAGTGGAACCTTGGTCTAAGCTCAGACCGTAGGACGTTGGATTACCCATAGCGACGAACACCCCGATCTCCCTTTTTTAGATCAAGCGTTCTGGCCGGACAGCCACGCGCTTCTAACCTGAGCCGACACGTCAGCCCACGCGGGCAGCGGATCGCCCGAAGGCGTCTTGCCACCCAGCTTGTTAGCGTAGGCTGTATACGCGGCCTGAGCCAGGTTCTCCAGGTTAGCCACCTGGTCGGCCGACACGTAGCCAGCGTTCTTCACACCTGCTGTAGCCAGGCCAGCGGCGACGGCCACAAGAGCCGCCAGAAGGATGTCAGGCAGGCTCAACTTGCCATCGGCTAGGCCGGTGACCAAAGACCCGGAAGCGGCCGTCAGGGCAGCGATAAATGCCTTTGCGTACTTGTTCACGAGGTGTTTACTCCTTGTGTTTGTCTGACCTGTCGGCTTTGCCGATTCGGAAGAACAGGATCACCCGCCACCAGATGACAAAAGCTAGCGCGACGATGATCAAGTAGTTAAGGAACTGTCGGCCTGGGAAGTCCCCGAAGATAGGCCGGATAACAACCAAGGTCAAAGCCAGAGCGATGACCGCAGAATCAGCTACCAAAAGTCGACCGACGGGGTTTTTGCTCCACGGTCGTGTGAACCCGTAGACGATGGGGAAGATGAGCGAGCCCACCCAAGCGAAGTACAAAACACCAAAGTAGATATCCAGGGCGGGTCCTGTGATCGTCATCTAGAACCCCCCAGGGCTTGGTACATCATGTCGGCGAAGTGGTTATCTTCCCTCAAGCGGGCCATCCTGTCGTGAGCGTCGCGAGACTTTTGTCGGGTGCGTTTGACTTCGGCTAGGACTTTGGTCGCTTCCCTCTGGGAAGCTTCCGCTCGTTCTAGGTTCTCGTCCAGAGCTTGACGAACGTCGTCCGGGTGTACCGAGTCCACTTTGATTCCTAGCTTTCGTTTGAGCCATGTAGGAATCATCAGGGTCCCCCGACCACTTGATTACTCATGACGGCCTTTTTGAGGGCTTCAACCAGCGCTACTACGGTCTGACCGTTGTCCGCTAGTTCTCGCAACATAGGGCCGATTTCGGATAGGGCTTTGTCTCGTTTCTCCGCCGCGTCTTGTTGGATCTTGATGATGTGAAGCGCTTCGTTCAAACGCTCGTTCCGATCTTTGCGGATGTCTTCGACAACCGACCGGGGGACGATCTTGCCTTTCAACAGCGCGTAGATCACCCAGACGACGATACCGAGGAGAGCCCCGGCTACCCCCAACTGGGCGGGTGTGAGTGGTAGATCCACAGTCGGGTTCCTCTCCGGGTTTTACAGCTTTCGGATAGTCAAGCTTCCATCACCGATGTGGTCGGCGACCGCAGAGGCCAGAGCCGCAGCGTCCACGCTGCCGGTAGACAGCTGCGAGAGCTTGGCGGTCAGGGCGTCCAGCTTGGCGGGGACGCTCAGTAAGCTAGCCGAGTTGGCTACGATCTGGCTCAGCTCGTCGTCGGTGACGTGGAGGCGGGGGAACACGGTCCCGTCGTTGACGGGACCGGCGCTGTCAGGCCCTAGTCCGATGACAACGCCACCCGATAACAGAATCTGCGCATGTGGTGAAGCTACGATCATGGTGTCGTCATCCTTCGGGGTAGGTTTCGGATCCGGCACTACCGGCCCGGAGAAGTCGGTGAGCGACTGGTTCAAGTCCACGTTGCCTACGATGCCGGGTACGCCACCCACCGAGGTGTACTGGTGGACATCTACGTGGCCGGAGTAGGTGTAAGCGTGCTGACGGCCGTCGTTGGCTCCGTAGTTGGCGGCCCAGATCTCCGTACCCGAGATACCCAACGTGTCCGCGCCGATAGCGCTTAGCGTCGACGTGTTCGAGTAGAGGCACACGCGCGCGAACCCGTTGTTCCGGAGGCGCGCGAGGAACCGCATCGCGAACTGGCGGGCTTCGGTAGCCGACCAGTACAAGCCAGCCGGAGGGTTGTCCTCCAGGTCCAAAGCGGGGGGCAAACCGTCAGCGTGTAGGCGTCTGACCTCGTTCGTCAGAACGTCGGCCTGATTCTCCGGTGAGGGGTACTTCTGAGCGAAGTGATACAGCCCGACCGGAATCCCGGCCGCGTGTGCCCCACCTACTTGGACGTCTGCGTGAACAGGGGCTTGACCCCCGCCGTCTGTACCTTTGACGTAGACGAACGTGACACCCGCTCGCTTGACCGCAGACCAGTCGTTGACCGTTTGGTACCGATAGATATCAATTCCGAAAGCCATCAGAGGTTTACACCACCCACACCGGGGTCTACGCCCGCGTCCCACACTTCGATATCCGTGTTCCGGCTACCGTCTGCGAACAAGCTGACGTTGCCCGTCCCGGCGTTTCGGAACGTGGCTAACATGATGTTCAGAGTGTTGGTGGACCCGGGGGTATAAGAGGCGTTCATATTCACGCTACCCCAACCTGTAGTACCCGAACCAGGTGCCGCCAGGATCTGACCGGAAGGCATAACCGGACTACCAGTGGTAACCGCTCCCCCTAGGTTAAAAAGAATTGAAATGGCTAGGGTGTCGCCCGCCACGGTAGAGTTAGGGTGCACCTTACCTTGGATAATATACAGTCGACCAGATACGACGGGGATAGCAAGCGTCAGAACTCCTGTCAGCGCAGACGATGCCGTGCTGGACGTAGTCCTACGGTGACGACGGATGACCTTACCTTGTGCTAACGCAGCATCTGCTGCTACGTACGCGTTGGTCGTAGTAAGGATCTGGGAGTCGACAGCTACCGCCAGGTTTCCGATCTGAGTCGGACCGTTCGGCGAGTCGGACAGAGCCGGGTAGGGGAAGGCGTAGTTCGTAGTCGTAGGCATACGCCTATCTCCTTAGTTAAACAGAGGTGTACTTAGCTTGGAACAACGTGTCCGTAACCATTTCATAATTAGGGCTTCCGGGGTTGTCCCTTTTACCCGACCAAACCTTAGGCCCTACCAACCAATAACCTAGAGGAAGATGACTACCCGAAGGGCTAAAAGGAGGATAACCAGTGAGGACAAGATCCGTTCCACTAATACTCACCGTGCACCCTGAGTAAAGCATCTCGTCCGCTATAAACGCCTCAAACTCAGTTGTGGTTTCCTCTCCGGTCCACCTCTTAGCGGCTTGGATAAACGGGTTCAAAGTATAGACCGACAACGTATATCTCCTATAGAGGTACGATAGACATGTGGGGGTTGATAAACTGAGCCGTTCCACCTTGGGTTTTATACTTCATGGTAAAAGTGTTAGATCCGGGGTTAAGGCCGACTAGCGAGGGACCCATCTGAAACTCCCCGTGGACTGTTACCAACGTCTGTACAGCCTGATGAGCAGCCCAACCCCAAAACTCGACGCGGTTATACGCGGCTTGTTCCGAATAGGTCCCCGCTGCTATGGTTGTAGCTCCGGAGACAGCAAAAGATATGCCCCCTTCAGCCAGAGGGTTGTGAACATCTGGACCGAAGGTTGGGTCCCCCGCTCGGACGTAAACCTCACACTCGTAGCTGACGATAGCCGCACGACTAGACCCTATGTTCACGGTAGCCTGAGGTGAGTTTGGGAACGAGGGGTTATCCGCCCAAACGTTAGCTGTATCGAACACGGTGTTGAAGTTATCCGCTACCGTCACCGGCCCAGATCCCCCAGTTCCGCCCGGGGCGGCTACTCGCCCCAAGATGAAATATTGGGTTTGCTTCCGGATGATGATGACTACGTCACCTGCGGTATACCAGTTTGGGATCCCCGACTGGAGACTCCGGATGTTCGACAGGTTTACCCCGTTGACCGAAATGACGTTAGCTCCGGTCGTCCGGTTCCAAGAAACTACGGTCCCCGTGTGGAAAGCGGAGTCCTCCGGTCCGACAGGTCCGTCAACCCCTTTTTGGATAAGCCCCGCGATGTCATCTAGTCCAGCCACACCGATCTCCTAAACCAGATACTGTTTGCGGGTGTCTATCCCCATAACGTCGGAAACGCCCAGGTTGTACGTAATTGTGTCGATGACGTGTATCTCTGGGTTTAACTTGTCGTTGTAAGTGACGCGCACGGTATCCCAGCCTTCTAGCGCTGGGTTGGGGACAACACCGAGGTTGACCGTGTAAGGGATCCCGGTTGAGTTGGATAGAAGCGAGGTCGCGGCGGAGGTGCATTGATCGACCGTAGTCAGGAACGACGAGGTGAAGAACCGGGGGACCTTTCCGAACGGTCCGAACCAGTAGGTGGGCGACGACGTAACCAGGTCCAACACCTGACTGCTCACCGGTGGGGCTTCGCCCACAGGCTCACCAGAAGCCACAACCCCGTTGAAAACCCCGTCCCGGGATACTGTTCGCTTCATAGAAACCAGCACGCCGTTGCGACCGGAGTTGATATCGAACACCGGGGTGTTGGCGAGGGTCGGCGTGCTCTTGACTACGAATCGGCCTTTGTAGTCGAAGTAGCACACTTTTCCGTAGGCTGTCACCAGCTCTTGCACGAAAGCCAACCGGTCTTGATCTAGGATGTGGTCGGCTACCAAATAAGTGGTGTAAGCCGAGAAGTCGTAGACGGTAGTCACCCCGGGTAGAACAGTGCCTATAACCGTGTCCAAAACAGTTCCGACAGACGCACCGGTCAGGTATTGCTCGGGTTGGATAGCACGCCCGTCTCGGACGTTAGCCATCCTGTCCGACCCGCCGATTCGGATAGCCCCTTTGGGGGCGTTTACCTGCTCTACGGAGTCGATTCGGAAGTAACCCAGGCCCACCCATTCTTTAGTCCCGTTCCCGTATTGAATACCCCGCTCGACAAATATCTCTTGTCCGTATGGGGAACCCAAAGATGAACTGAGAGCAGGCCAGGTCATAGACGTCGTCATGTCCAGAGTGCCGTTGACGTCCGCTCCGGTCGAGAAAGTGACGTCCCCGGAGAGGATGGTGATCTCGTTCGTCGGGGATCCGTCCGAGTTCAGCGGCCCGGGATTGGTGCCGGTTAGTCCCGGGCTCAGAACACGAGCCCGGAACACCGCTTTGTGAGCCCCTCGGATCGTCTGTAGGAAGGTGTCGGATACAGCGCGCACCGAAAGCCTCCTAGGGTACGATGACGGAGTTGGTTGAGATTCGGTCCATAAGGATGGACCACGTAGCGTTAGCGGCGACGACATCCGTCCACGTCGCGTAGTTGGCGACTACGTCCGACCAGAAATACAAATCACCGAAGACCGTAGAACCGGGTTTAGCCACTTCGATCACGGGGATCGTGAACGTATACGAACCCGAGGAAAGAGCATCCTCCACGTACGAAACGTCCCCCGCTACGAAGTATATAGTCGGGATAGCGTCTGGCTGTGTGGGCGCCTGAAGAAACAAAGGCTCACCCAGAGCCAACCGGTTATCCATATCACGCATAGCGCTGTATCCCGACACATCTACCGAGAGCGTGAACCTGCGGGAGGACTGGACGTCGGAAACCGTAACCGGGAGGGTTCGGTTCAAAACGTCGAAGACGCCTGTCCGCGCTGGACGACTGATGTTTGGGGTATCCAACGGGGTGACCCGAACGTTCAACGAAGGGTGACTCGGGCTTTTGATCCGGTAGTAAGAGACCGTCGGCGTGATATTGCCTGTGTCCTGGTTCGTGAAAGGCGTCTTTCGAAACGAGATGGCCATGCCCCGAGAGATAGCGGCGGAGCCGCCGGATGACGAGATAGTCACCTGAGGCTCGTTCGTCACCGTCGTGCTAGCAGAGGTCCTCACAACGTAGGCTGCTGTTTGAGCGGCTCCTGTACCTGATCCGCTCATAGAAATCGTTACGGTATACCCCGGAGTAGGGAATCCCGAGCTCACCGACTGCTTCCACCCGTACCGGGTGGTGATATCTTTCCCGTACCAACCGATAGCCGGGGTGATGATGTCCTGAGCCGACGTGTTCAAAAGCGAAGTTGCGATGTTGGCCCCGGTTACGGTCACCCCGCGCAAAGCGAAGATCCCGGCTAGGGTGTCCGCTCCGGCTACACCACCCGCAAACGTGACGGTGGGTGCCGTGTCGCCCGCTTGTTTGACCCTGTAGGCCACTAAGCAGTTCCCAAAAGTTATAAGAGATGTCCATCCAGAGGGAACGTTTACCGTACCCGTCCCCGAGTTTCGGATAGACGCTTGCAACACCATAATGTCCCCGGTCAAACAGGCAGGCAACCCCGGGGTTACCGATGCGTTGTTGCCTATACCCGCCGTGCCCTCCGCTACCCACAGCGGGTCTGCTGTGTCGACGGCCGTGACCCGGTAGTAGTTGGTAACCGAAGCCGAGAACTCGTAGTCATCCAAGTGCCCGGCCCCGGCCGTGAGGGTGGACTGGTCACCCCCACGGACGGTCGTCCAGGTAATCTGATCTGTAGATCGCTCTACCAACGCGTAGTCCGCGCTTGTGTCGTAGCCCGAGAAAGTCAGGCGGACCCGACCTAGTTCCTCTGTGTCGTCGTAGGTTATGGCTAGCGTCATGGTTTAACCCCCTGCCAAAACCCTACGGCGAGTGTCTCGGTTTCCGTCGTCTATCTGAACCGAAATGAAGTCCTTCAGAGCGGGCGTATCTGTATTCACGTTCACGACGACCGGAGCCGGGGCGATCGTGTTCGAGCTCACCAGCGAAGCCCCTAGTTGAGCGGAGATAGCCGGGTTGAACGCCGAAGCGTTCGGGTCGAAAGCGGACGAGATGGTGCCCGTCACGCTGGCGAGAGCAGCCTGAAGTTCCAGCTGCTTCCCTAGGATAGAGTTGATCAACCCATCCATAATCGCCTCGCCAGCGGGCTTCAATAGCACTTTGTCTTTAGAAGGCGGACCTTTAGAAAGAGGGATCAAAGCGGTGATGCCGCCCAGAACTTGCTGAAGGAAGTTCTTCTTGGACTGGATACCGTTGATGAGCGAATCCATAATCACTTGCCCAACCCCGAACAGCGAGGTCCCGAAGTGGGGGGGCAAGTTGGCGGCTACAGCGTCACCCGCTCGGTAAGCATCGATCGCCCGGCTCGTGATCCCGGAAGCGAACGAGGTACCTTTCTCGGCCCCGGCGGCGAACACGTCGCCGTTTCGACCTTTCAGCTGGTTGACTACCCCGGTGATGATGTCAGAAGCCTTTTGGAACAAAGCTTGCTGGGCGAGGGTCATGCCGCTGTTGAAAAGAGTGATGACGTTGATACCGAAAGGCAGGAACTCGCCGTCCCGGGTGTGTAGACCGAAGAACACCGAACCCACCGTGTTTATACCGGCGTTGATAGCAGCCTGCTGCTGAGAGCTGATTCCTTGGTTGAACAGCTGGACGAAGTTGATACCAAACTGGGTTGACTGCAAGCTCTGAGAAGTTATTCCGAAGAACACTTTACCCATGAGGTTGACGCCAGCGTCAACCGCAGCCTGTTGAGCCAGAGTCATGCCGTCAGACAACCGGCTCGCGATGTCCTGACCGACCTGAGCGAAGTCCCCGGAGTGCTTTTGGAACACCCCGATGACGCTATCCAAGATCTTCGACACCGTCTGCTCTTGGACTCGGACGTTCTCCAGGAACATACCGCCTTGGATAGCATCAACGATACCTTTGCCAGGATCTTGGAACTTCCCGAGGTTTCCGTTGATAAAGCCTACGATGCCCGTTAGGGTTCCGGCGAAGAAATCGTGAATCCTCGGACCGGCGGAAGACATACCAAACGTAAGGCTGTCTACGATTCGTTTACCCGCTGCAGACGCCTCCGGACCCTTACCCAAGGAGAACAAACCCTCGTTCACAACGTCGGTAAAAGGCTTCAAGAACCCTTTCGAGTGCGCGTCCAACTGGGACTGAAGGTGGTCTACAAGTCCGGTAACCGCCCCTGTTTTAGATAGAGCGGTCAACAACGTGCTAAAATTAGCTATTAGCTGGGTGAAGCTCAGGTTAGATAGGAAGTCCAGCGCTTTGATAACGGCGTTGATAGGGATGAGCAGCAGGTCCAAAAACTTGATCACCAAAGGAATGATGAACGTAGCCAACTTCAACAACAGCTCGGCTACCGGCGTCAACACGTCGAACACCTTACCGATGATGTCCGCAACGCCTTTCATAGCCGGTTTCAAGTCCTCCCACAGCCTTTTCAGCGGCGGTAGAACAGCGTTACCCAACTCGCGGAGAGCGGGGAGAATACTCTCCCAAGCCCTTTTGAGCGCGTTGATAACGGGCTGAGCATTTCCGGTAGCTATGATGAGTCCGGCTATAGCCGCTACTACCAGGAGCAAAGGACTGGCCGACAGCAACTCAAGCGCTCCGGAAACCAACTTGATACCGCTAGCCGCCAGCGGCGATGCCAGTTTCATGCCCACGAGCCCGACAATCAAGGGACCGAAGATATTAGCGTGGTCCGCGATGAACCCGAAGACGACCGTAAGGATCGGGAACAAAGCTTGGAGAGCAGGTCCAAGGGTCTGAGCCACGGCGTGACCTACAGCGGCCAAAGCTGTGCCTAGGGCGGCTAGGGCTTGCTGTCCTTTGATAGAGTGGATAGCGTCGCTGATCGAATGCAACGTCTGGACCAAACTTCCACCGACAGATCCACCACCTTGAGCCAACCCGGAGAACACGCCCCCGATGATGGAACCGAGGGTATGGATGATGTCACCTAGCGTTTTGAAAGCGGCTACAGCCAGAAGGATGCGGTCGTGGATGTCTTTGATACCCGCCGATGACCCCGTGAACGCCGCTAGCCTCTGAGCAGCCCCACCTATATGGGACGACAACTGAACGAAGGTGTCTGTGCCGATTTTGGCTACGTTCAGAAAGGCTTGGATCAAAGGCACCAACGCGACGCCCAAGTTCTGGATGATCCTGCCTGTTCCCGACAAGATAGAATTCAGATTCTTGGTGTTATCTCCGGCCTTGAGCATAAGGGTGATCTTGGTAGCGACACCACCGATGGATGTGGCGATAGTTCTAAAACCCACGCTCAACTGTGGGAGGATCTTTTTCAAGTTGTTGACGGCCGGAGTCAACGACGTTTGGAACGAGTTTGATACCTGAGAACCCAACGCTTTGATAGTGGGATTCAGCCCGTTGAAAGCGTGGTGTATGCCGTCGATACCCAGCTTGACCGCAGCGAAGACACCAACCGCAGACACCAAAGCCCCGGGGATAAGTAGTGCGGCCCCCGCTGCTGAGGTCAAAAGAGGGATGATCGTGTGCAGCACGTTAGGGAGAGCGAGTAAAGCGCCACCCAAGATGTTGCCACCGATGCCAAAACCAGAGACCGCCTTTTCAGCAGACGCTAGCGCGTTGATAACTCCAGAAACCTCTTTCTCAGCTTGTTTAGCTGAGTTCTTATCTACGTTTACCTTGAGGTTTTTGGTGATGTCCTTAGCCTGTTGAGCTGCTACAAAAGCTTCGATCTTAGCCCTGGCGTCTTTTACATCAGCGTCTACCTTGATCGTAACCGCATTTTTGATAGACGCTAGTTCCGCTTTGAGTTCCTTTCGGAACTCGGTTAGGTCTGGCCGCACCCTGATGGATGCTACGCCTACGATAGCCATAGCTTAATCTCCTTGGGCTGCCATGAGCTTTCGAGCGATGGCGTTAGCATCGGTTGTGGGGTCTGGCTTACTGCGGGGACCGGGGATAGGCTTCGGCACCGTCACGTTATTCTTGCTGTTGACTTGCTCCAAGATATAGCTGATCTTCTGGAGGAGGTTCAATTGCCCTAGTCGGAACTCGGAATCTGCCGTCCACCCAAAAAGCTGGGTAGCTCGGTTGTTGACCCCACCTGCCTCCCTAACGGCTGAGAAAGCGCTGCCAGGGGGCAACCAGAGGATCAGGTCCAAAAGCTCTTGTTCCTCTAATTCTTCAACCGCAGTGATCAACCGGAGCCCGTACGTCTTACGAAAGTCCGCTGTAAGCGGTCCCTCGTATTCCTCGATCAGATCAGCTAGCGCTTTCGCTTTTGGTGCCCTCGGAAAGGGACCCCACGTAATCCTCCAGGATCAAAGTCAGGACTCCCAGCGATTCCCGATCCAAAGCCTCCGCCGTCCGTGCTCGATCACTAGAAACACCTGAGATCAAAGACACGAACTCGCTCTTGACCCCGAAAGAGTCATCCTCATCATCGAACGTGTTCAGGTTCTTCTGAGAGCTGGTGAACTGCTTCAGCTCCTCATCCGAGAGAACCATAACCGACTTCAGTTCAACGATCGAGCCGTCGTCCAGTTCCAACTGATAAGGGGCGTACTTCTCTAGTGCGCGAGCTCGAAGAACTGAGAGTGCCGTCATGGCGGGGGATCCCTTCAGGGACGTAGCTTAACCTTGAATGAAGGTGCCCCGTATTAAAGGAACGGGGACTAACCTTTGAAACAAGCCCGGGGAGTAGACCTAAGTCGGGTCCCCGGGCCGAGGATCAAGAAAGGACCAGAAGCGTGGGCGAGATCCACGTGTAGCGCAGGGCCTTGCTCGCTGGGCCGACCAAGGTCGGGGAGTCCAGGAAGGCGCCGTGCAACGGGATGGCTACCGCGTCCGCAACCGAAGTGGTGTCGATAGCGTCACGACCGGTCCAAGACACGTTGGGGGCGTACAGCCCCACTCGCTTGGTGCCGTCAGCCCAGACCACCAGCATGGCCCGGTTGGTCGTAGAACCATCCGAGACACCCTCGATCTGCATAGCCGTCGGGTTGGTACCGCCGGAGGTGCCGTGATACAGCGCCAAAACGTCGCGCGTCCACTGCGTGATGTCGACATCTACACCGTGGAACACCGGATCGACAACCTGGCGGATAGCCCGCTTCGTCATAGACCCCTTGGTGGTCGCGGTTCCGCCGTCTTTGGTTAGGACGATGTTGCCCTTACCGGTCTCATCACCGACGTGTCCGAGAATGGTCCACGCGACACCCGGAGTGTCCAGAGAGTTTGCATCGACCGCTGCCGTATCGACGGCCGCCGTGTAAAGGGTAGTGTTGTTAAGGAGAACATATCCAGCGTCGTTCAAGCCAGGCGAGGGCATTTTTTAGCTCCATTTCGCGGTGTTTGACAGAAGTAGGTCATACAAAGCGGTGGATCTTCCAACGCCCAGCGGTAGACCTTGCAAATCCTCCCGGTGCGGTCGGATTAGGGTGTACACCCCGTGGATTCCTCCGGACGGGAGTGGAACACCTATCGCATCTGCCAAAGCTGTCTGAGCTTGACGTGCGAGGAGCGTAGCCTGAGCTGCGCCAAGATTGCTGTATACGATCGTCTCTACTTGAGGCCGATCGGAGTATAGGATGTGGGTGGTAGTTCCGGCTAGGGATTCTTCTACCCAGATGAATCCGGGTGAACTAAGTGCCTCTTTCGGGATCACCGGGTTGCCCTCGGACATCTCGGCCGCAGTAGGGTGAGCATCGAACCCCGCTTTAACAAGGGCGTCGACAACTACGGCGACCGCATCGAGCATCACAACGTGCCCCCGATAGACCCCCGAAGAATATGGAGACCTGGGTGGAACTGTCCGTCTTTACCGTGCCAACCCTTTTCAACAGCTAGGGGTGCTCGGCCCTCCAAGTTCACGAAGTGGTCAACTCGGCCTTTACTCTGCGTGACTCGGTGATCACCGGTCTTGTGGTGAGCAGCCAGGCGCGTTCGGGCTTTAAGCGTGAGCTTGAAAGCCTCATCGCCTAGTATCCGCTCCATCTCCACGCTATGAGCTATAGTGCGCTCTAGGTTTGAGTAGATCTTTATCTTTTCCATCAGCCGTCATCCTGAATACCCTCGGTCCACCAAGGGCCGAAACCCCTGTCGGGGAAGAACCCCGGGGGCAGCCCACTCGGGTTCAAAGCTGCGTTGTTCTGCGATAAAGAGAAAGCGTTGTACCACTTCAGCCCGAGCTTGCGCCATTCGGTGTCCAGCACCGTGACGTTAGCCCTGTTAGCCGGGGCAGGTGTCAAAGTTTCAACAGCTGGGTAAGCTGACTGGATAGAGTCGGTGATTCGTGCCGCCCGAAGGGTGACCGAGCACTCGACCGAGATGAGATTCTGCCGCAAAGTCGAGTCGGTCTCAGCCGCTACCAGGATATCCGGGAGTCTAAACAGGATAGCCGACTGAGCGTCTTCTAGGTATGCGGAGACCTGAGCGATCTCCCCTACGTTTAGAGCCCTGCCTAAGCGGGCAGCGACATCCGCCGGTGTTGCTAGCGCCATCAGACCAACCCCCTCATTTTTTGGACGAACCTTTTCAGTTCGCTATTTGTCTGGTCTGCAAGTTCTCGCCCTCGAAGCTCTGCCATCTCCGAGTGGATTCGGTACTGCTCTTTGTCTTCCAACAGTAGCCGGATGACTCGCTCATACCCATCGATGTCGTCCCTCGGAACAAAGATACCTGCGTTGTCCAAGCATTCAACCAGACCGGGGGTTGGGTTTGCGATCACGGGGATGCCAGAGACACAAGCCTCTGCTGCCACCATACCGTAGGATTCGTATCCGGAGGGCATGAGTAGGATCTTGGTGTTGGACCAGACTTCCCGCATGTCCTGCGTCAACGGCTGAATCTCGACGTTCGCAAGCTTTACCGGGATTTGCTCCCCGTGGGAACCTATTACCCCGAGAAACTCGACGTTAGGCATGCGACGAGCGAGTTCGTTCCAAACGTGGACACCTTTGTTATCTTGAAGGTTACAAAGGGTCACTTTATTGCCCCGCTTACCCACTCTATGCCGAGAAGGATCGAGAGGCGGGTGAACGACCGTACTCGGGGAACTTGAGTTCACCGCGTCACGAACCCACGAAGTATTGTAAACTTGTAGGTCTGCGTTCAGCCGGAGGATATCCGGGATGTCGTAGCGTTCGTTGTGGAACACCGTGACTATACGGGCGTCTGGGAATTGCAGAGACATATCCTGGACTACCCGAGATGCCGGACCGTGATGGGTTATGATCACGTCTGGGACTTCCTCTGTGGAATAACCCACGTGGACTGGCGTGTTCTCGTAGAGGTAATCTTCACATATATTGTCCTCAAACCCGAACGACAACACGCTGACTTCGAACTCATCTCGGGGAAGGGCGTCGATCATGTGTTGCATCATTCGTTCGGACCCAGCGGCTAGATAAGGCATCCAACCGTGAACCACCGCCAGAACCCGAGCTTTGCGACCCAGGTTCTGGCGGGGCTCGCTGTGACGAGACCTTTCGACAAGGGGTTGAGCCCCCATGCACAGCATCCGGCGGACCATCTCTGGTGGGCCTCCGGCGATGGTGCCGTGCTTCGATCGATACATCGTCACAGCGAATCCAATCAGCTCAGCGGAGTGCTACCTGCGTGGTAGAAGGCCACGAAGTCCTCCGGGTCGGCCACCAGCACGCCGATACGGGCTTCCACGCGGACCAGAACCAAGTTGTCCTGGAAAGCGGACCGGGTGACCCCGCCGACCACGTACGAAGCGCGGTTGTCGTAGTCCACTCGGATGTCGCCGACCAAGCCGTAGTAGACACGCTCCCAGTTGCCGGCCCAGCCGACCACACGGTGAGTCGTGGCGTTGTTCTGCTGAACCTGAGTCAGCAGCGCAGAGGGGCGGCCAAGGAGCCGACCGTACCGCTGAGCCGAGTTCGCTTCGCCTACCATGGTGTCCGCGAAGATCGGGCGACCGTTCAGATCAACCGCTTCGTTGAAGTCGGGCTCCACAACCGCGTCGAAAACCGAACCGGTCCACACGCGCGGGATGTGACCAACCGTGGTGTCCTCCGCCAACTGGCGAAGACCCTCGTTCAGGTCTTTCCAAACGCCGCCCGCCGCCGTCGAAGACGTACCCAGGATCACGCTCTTGGTGGTCTGGTCGATGAACGACTGGCCAGCGACACCGGAGCCGGTGATAGCGAGCTTGTCCACCGCGCGGCCGAAGCCCGACTGAGCGTTGGTGGCGATTTCGGTCAGAAGCTGAACCGAGTTCTGGTCGGTAACCGACTCTTCCGAAACCGGAACGATGACCGCCCACTTGTGGATGATCATCTGCTTCGTGGTCGCGGTCACGTCGGCGATGGGCTTGGAAGCACCTTCAGCCACGAACGCACCATCGATGTTGTCGACGAACACCGGGACGACGGCACCAGAAGCGGTAACCGGGATCTGGTGAGCGTTCTGAAGGACGAAAGATTCCCGGCGCGAACGCGAGAGCAGCGGAGCCGCTTCGGCCGCTGGGATGTAGAACTGTCCGCTAGAAAGGGTAGCCATTTAGTCACTCTTCTCCGAAAGCTGCAGCAAAGTGAGCTGCGATGGATGGAAACTCCGGAGCGTTCTGCGACCCGGTTTCGGAAGACACGTTCGTGCGGTCAAAAGCTACCCGGCCACGGCCGGTCTGACCTCCGATGGACTCCTTGAGGCTCAAGGCGTCGGCCTTGATAGCTTCTACCGTGTCTCCTTGTAGGCGACCGGCGAAGGTGTGTGGGATACCCGCGTCCAAAGCGGCGTTGAGCTTAGCTAGCTGAAGCTCATTCGTTTCACTTCGAACGAGGGCTTGCGCGTGCTCATCCCTGAGCGTGTCATATTTACCTACTACGTCGTTCGCAGCCTTCAGCTTCGTTTCGAAATCCGTCAGCTTGGTGGTAGCTTCTGCTACCGCCGAATCGCGTTCTGCGATGGCGGTCTGCAAATCGGAGGCTTTGATCCGGTTGGTCTTAGCCTCTTCGCGAAGCGACTTGATGTAGGCTTGATCTTCATCTGACAGGTGGGACAAGTCTTTGTCCGTCACGGGGTCTTCCCTTCGGAGTTAGCGCGCAATTCTTTGATAGCCGCAACAATCCCCGAAAGGTCTTTGTTGGTGGCTCGTTTCCTCGCTGCGACATATTCGGCTTCAGCGTCTAGCTGTTGCTGATACCCTTCGAACGAGGTGAGGGTGTCTCGCGAAACGAGGACTGCGGTGCACTTGCACCCGGTGTGGAACTGCCCGATTTCCCCTACGGTAGCTGCGTCTTGGGTATGGTAGACCGCACCTCTAGAGATGAGCACCGTACAGAAAGGGCAAGAGGGAGGCTCCCCGTCCACACGCGCCCACGCGTATACCCTCTTGTCTTGGCTGGCGTAGTGAATCAAAGTCCCGCGCTCGGCGTCTTGAGCCCACCATGCTGCCTTATGCTCTAAGGAAGTGATGTGTTCTTCAGTGATAACCTCACCTGGCGAAAGGACTTTATTCACGGAGCCGCTCCACGCGGGTTTTGTGAACCGGTTCAGGGCGGGCTTCACGATCGGGTGTTCTCCGGCTAGAAACGCTCTGTATTGTTGCGTAGCCGAAACAGCCAACGTGGACCTAGCTCGATTCACGTAAGGGCGCGTAGCAGCCCCTACAGCCCTCACCAGGGCCGGGTTGGACTTCTTACCCAGCAGGGGCAGGACGAACCTTCGGAGGGACGTTAGGAGGGCCTCCAGGGTTCGTTGGCGGACCCGGAGGGACTGAGCCTGGTTCATTAGCACCCGCCTCCGGCGGCGTCAGCAGTTGGGCTAGAGTCACCGAATCACCAAGCTCCCGGATCCTCTCGCGAGATTCCGGGGGCATGCGGATGACGTCCCACAGATACTCTCGATCGATCACCGGTTCACCGGCCACAGGGGGGATAGAGGCCAACTTTACGGCCGCGTCTACCGCTGCGGCGGGGGTCGGGGTAGCCGGATCCGACCAGACCAGCTCGACTTGCCCGGGGTTACGTCCCAAGAGCCGAGAAGCGTCTTCGATACATCCTTTGACCGCTGGCGTCCACTGTTTACTCAACTGGGTAGCGCGGATAACCAATCGCGCATCGTTTTCTCGGATGGCGTCAGCTGCCTGGGTCCGATCGCCAGCGATCCCCCAGTAGATAATAGGGATACCGGATATAGCCGAAGCCTGCCGACCCAGCATGAGCATCTGCTCTAGCAAAGGGGATAGCTGAGCAGCTTGCCATTGATCCACGTGTACGTCCGTGCCCGACAGAGTCAGGATCGAGTCCAAATACGTCTGAATCATCGACAAGTCTTTGAAGCTGTCAGGCTGACTAGCGATGAGAACCCGTTGGGGCACCGCCAGCGAATCCGAGATGATGGCGATGTTGGTGAGCGCGCGCGACCCTTGATCCTGAAGTGGGTACAAGTCCCGAGCTTCTGAGCGACCGTATTCTTCCCCCGCCCTCTGGCGGTTCAGGATCGGCCGCATAAGCATCGCGTCCGGGGCCTTTGGGAACGTGATATCCTCAAGGATGCCCCATCCAGCGTTGTTGACGGTGGATGTCCCTTGGATCGCGAACGTGGTAGCTCGCCCGGGGGTGTACACCGTCACACGCCTGGGGGCCGAGACCGGCCCGATCCAACGCCTAGGGCGGTGCACGCGCATAGTAGCTAAGGTTTCCCCGGTGTCCCGATCCTCTAGGAAAGCTCCGTCTCGACCTCGAACCGCTGTGAACAGAAGAGACCCATCCGACTTGACTACGGTCCGAAGATACCCGTTACCTATAGCCACAGCTTCTAGAATAGCCATGGTCAAAGCGGGCTGAATAGGGTCGCGAATCTCTTCTGCTGTCTGGTCATCGTCAGACAGTTTGATATCTTCGATAGATACCCGGTCGGTGTACGCGTTTACCGCAGCGCGGACGGCGGGCCAAGGAGTCCTGAACAAAGCGAGAGCCGGGGGAATTCGGGACCCGATGTTAACCGAAGAGGGTTCCGCGCGGTAATAGTTGTCAGCCCTAACTAGAAATCGAGCTTGATCCCTGTAGCTGCGCAGTAGTTCGGTAAGAGCCTCTCCCGGATCTATTTTTCCTGATTCGTCTGCAAAAAGATCGAGAGGAGCTGTCATCGGGTGCCCTCCTTTATTGGTTGATACGAACGACTCGACCCGGGGTGACGGGTTCGGTCAACGGAGTTTTAGCGAGAGCTGTAGCCGCTATATAAGCCATAAGAGAGGCAGCTACGATATCCACACGCTGTCTTGAATTCTTCGTGATCTTACCGAACGAGTAACCGTGGTTATTGAGACGACGCTTAGCGTTACCCCAATGCTCGCGCATACGATAAGAAGCGTAGAACCAGACAGATCCGGATTCTATCTCGTTAACCAACGCTTCACACGAGAAAGTTAGTGCCCTAAGATCTGTTCGGTTATCCCGGATCAAGTTCCCAGCCGAACTAGCTTTCGCCTTCATCTTCTGGCCAAACTCTCGCTCCCAGGCGTACACCCAAGACTCAAAAGGATGTACGTCGCAACCGGCGGCCCAAACCGGGCGGCGGAACATCTCCGCTCGGAAAGCCTCGTCAACCGCTGTCTCGTCGATACGCCACTCGGGCTCCAACGGATCCGGCTCCCAATAGTGTAGAAGGTGGAACGATCGGTCAGAGAGGCGGAAGGCGACGATAGCTGTACCGTCTCCCGTCAAAGACCCGTCGAAACCCAACGTAATTACGTCTTCCGGCCCCAACGGGGCAACACCTTGCGATTGTGCATCGAACAACTGCGCAGAGATGAGCGAATCTTCGGAAGATAGGATTTGGTTGAGGTGTTCACGCCGGAACTGCGAAACCGTGATCGATTCATCGAGCGCCGTGTTGACCAGGGTCCGTACATTCAGGTCCGAATCCCCCGCTGCCTGGCGGATAGCTTCCTCTAGTTCTTCGGGTACGTTCAACCGAAGACTTGGGTCCGCCTCTAGCGAGTCGTAGAGTATCCTGCTTACGTTCTCTTTTTCTATCTGGGAGGTGAACGCTTTGTACGTGCGTTCGGCGTGTGAATCCTCGCCAGGTACAAAAGCGTTTCCGAACTCGGCCAACCTTGCGGTGCCCGTCGGATCTTTCGCTAGGTTAGACCGAATACGTACCATAGCTGCGTGACCCGAGTTGCCGACCACCCACTCGGAAACCTCTTCGGCTATGGTCAAAGTAGGACGAGGTCCTCGCAACCCACGAGGGTTGTTCGCTACTCTCTTGATTCGGCCTGGAGGCCACGCCTTTTTGACTATAGCTTCGATACCTATATCGAGCTGATATTTCTCGATCGCTTTGTTGGTGAACGCTGCGGCCGATATCTCGAATATGGGTTTGGTCTGCTCTAGCGTTGTGGCTACGATTTGGATATGAGGGGCCATAGCGGGAAGCCCGCCTAGGTTACCATAATCATCCATCAAATCCCATCCACCGAAGCGGACGTGCTCGCAGCACAATTCGGCATCAGCTATGTTACCCGCGAGTGGGCTTTTACCAGTCCCCCGAGCTCGCCGCATAGCCGCGCGGTCGTAAAGCCACATGCCCTCTTCATCCAGGGCGTAGAACGATAGAACGTACTCTAACGTCTCGTCGTTCAGCTCTAGTTGCTCGCCCGTGATGCCGTGGACCAAGTTATTAGACATCCACGCGTAGACCGCCCAACCGAGAGTCATACCATCGTCAGGGGGCTCCGGACGAATCCGGATGGCTGGCATTTACTGCGCCTGACGGGCGGCACGCCGTTCGGCAACACGCTGCTGGGTGATCACCTTAGTTGGGTCTTCGGCTTCGGTCCGAGTGATCTTGACATCCATCGCCCTTCGGGCTGCCTCTGTAGACCCGAGGTCGGCGAGGAACATGCGGATGTGCTGAGACTGCCCGGCGGGGGTTCCGCTTTTGACGGAGTTCGAGATCAGCTCACACGTGT